CATCGGTCGGCATGTACACGGCGGGTTCGACGATGACCCGGTCTTGCCCCTCGCGAGGTTCGGATGTTGACCCCGGGTCGAGCGCGTAGATGCCCTTCGTGACCGGGTCACCCCAGGACTCGATCGGGTTCCCGTGCGCGTCCACAGCCCCGGCCACGAACGGCATCCAGATCACGTCCTCGCTGACCTGCCTCACGACGGCCCCACGTAGAACGGTGACGTCGACGGGATCAGGTCGATGCTGAACGCGCCGCCACGGGCGCCCTGCAGCTTCGCAAGCTCATCGTCCGTCAGCCCCAGCCCACCGGGCACGTCTCCGCCATAGGTGACGGAGTCCGTGAACGGGCCGGTGGTCGTGTTCGCCTGACGGATGCCCTCCGGGTTTCGGAACACGCGCATCACCATCGCCACGGTGACGTCCTTCGCCAGCTCGAGCAGGTCCGTGCGCGCGGGGGTCTCGGCGGCTTCGGCGTCGATCCGTGTCTGGATGTCGGGCACCCGGAACCGGATCTCACGCTCGGCCTTGTCGATCCACTTCCGTATCTTCCCGGTGTCGGTGGGTGCACCCTCACCGATCCACGCGCCGGTCACATCGGTGGGTCCGGTCCAGCTCGCCATGATGCCTCCTCGTGTGGATGGGTCAGGGTGAGGAAGGACGGCGACCGTAGCCGCCGCCCTCCCGGGTCACTCGGTCTTGGCCGAAGCCTTCTCCGCGGACTTGGTTGCGGTCTTGGCCGAAGCCTTCTCCGCCTTCCATTCGCCGCCGAGCATCTTCGCCTCGTCTTCCGAGACACGGACGACGGTGCCGCCCGTGCTGGTCAGCCGGACCTGCTTCTTTTCAGCCATCGCAGATCACCCCATTCAGGCGGCGTCGACGTACTCGACGTATGCAGCCGTGTCGTTGACCAGGAAGCCGTACTCGGCCTCGGCAAGGACGGCGACGAGGTTGTTCTCGAACAGCGAGACGAGCTCGCCGTTGATCGTACCGTCGCCTCGGTGGAGACCTTGTAGGAGATGCCTCCAACGACACCCCAGGCCGCCTGCGACCAGTCACCGCCGAACCCGTACGTCTTCGTGGTGGCGTCGTAAACGCCCTCACCGATGAACGCGTTGCGCCCGAGGAGGCGTCCCTGGCGGATCGGACCGGCGTTCTCCACGAGCGGGCTGTCGATGAAGATCGGGCGGCCTGCCGTGTCGACTGCGCCGTTCAGCTTCGGCTCGAAGCGGTCATCGAGCGCGAACCCGGTGAGGCGCTTTCCGTCGTTGACGAGCAGCGCGAGGCCGGCGTTGATGTCGCCGAAGATGCCACCGTTCGCCTGCGTAGTCGTACCGAGCTCGACGCTCTTGGTCGTCTGCGCGATGTACGTCGAGAACGGCGTGTTAGTGCCGTGCAGCGCCGCAGCGTCGAATGCCTCCGCGAACGCGTCGCCGACCTGGTTGCGGATCAGGCTCATGTAGTTGCCGGGGTTCGCCCGGACAACCTCAGCCGAGACGACCGCGATCGTCGCGATCTTCTTCGGATCCATGTTCTTCAGCGCCAGAGCGCCCTTCGACGCGGGCTTCTGAGCACCCTCAGCCACCCAGTTCGCCGTGAGGCGACCGGTGACGACGGGGATGGACTTGCCGTTGCCACCGAGGGGAACCTCGGGTGCCAGCGACTGGACGGTCGAGCTGCGCGCGGCACGCTCGAAGATGGGCTGCGACTGCTCGCGGGTCAGGAACCCACTGAAGTCACTCAGCTTGGTTGCGGCGGTGATCGCCATGTTTCACTCCTTGAGTTGGGGCATCACTGGATGCCAAGAGCTGTCTTCAGCGCGGCCTCAAGACCGTCGCCGTTGAGAGGAATGTTGGGCTGGCTGCCCTCGGCAGGAACGATGAATCGCTGCTGCTCCTGGGGCTGCTCGCCCCGCCATGCGATGAGACGCTCCGCGAATGCCTGGATCTCCTCCGCCGTACCGCCCGAGAGCAGCTCGACGGGAACACCCTTCGCCGCGGCCACCTCAGCGCGGGTCTTGGCGACTGTGAGCTCGGCGAGCTCCTGCTGCGCCTTTGCCAGCGCCTCCTGCTGCTTCTGCGCCTCGGTCTTCTCGCGGTCCTCGAATTCCTTCACCCGGGCCTCGGCGGCAGCTGCACGCTTCTCAGCGGCGGTCTTCGCCTCACGCTCTGACTTCAGGGCTGCGAGTCCGGGAGTTCCGAGCGGCTCGTCGGGCGTCGCGCCCTGGGCCGGTGCTTCCGGTGCGGCAGGTGCCGGTGTGGCCGGCGCGGTTTCGGTGGTCATGCGTCCTCCATCGGTTTAGCGGCAGTCGCGCCGCGCGAGCCCGAGCGCCGTCGCGGCGTCGGGTGAGAATTTGGGTCAGGCGACCGGGACGAGCACCTGCGGGTAGCGAGTTCCTGGGCGGTCCTGGATCTCGTAGAACGTCGGGACCGTCGTGCAGTTGCAGTCGTCGTGGAACGACGCTGCGAGCTCCTGCCCGCCCCGTGCGCGAACGCCGCCACCAACCCCACCGGCTATGCGGTGTCCCGTTTCGTCGAGTCCGGTGCGGTCAGACCCTCGACCGATGACGGACCCTGCTGCTTCCTGCGATCTGTAGACCGGCCCGCGTCCGGCGAGCATGATGCAGAAGTCGCACGACTTGTGCGACCGCGCCCGCTCCGGGTGCACGTGGCGGGACCAGCTGACCGCCGCGACCCGCCCTGATCTGGCGTCTTCCTGAGCGAGCAGGTCGATGGTCTCGCGAGACGGCTGCAGTATCAGCCGTTGAGCGGCGCCCAGCAGCAGCGACTCGAATGCAGCCCAGTCCGCGTCGGTGGCGAACAGCCCGCCGACGGCCCACCGCACGACACCCTCGGACTGCTTCGTCTTCGCGGGTTGCGCGAACACGGACCGCGCAGTGCCCGCCGACGGCGGCAGGTCACGCACCAGATCGTAGAAGTCCGCTCCGAGCACCGCCGCCGTATCGCCGAACGCCGTCATGAAGTCCGGGAAGTACCGCAAGAGCACGTCACGGACCGCAGCCGGATCAGAGGACTCGCCGAACGCTGACAGCACGTCACGCAACTGCGCCTGCCCGAGGGAGACCAACGACGCCTGCGCAGTACGAAACTCCTCGATCTGCGCAGACGTCGCCATGTCACTCCTCAGACTTGATCGTGATCGGCTGGCCTGGGATGAATTTCACCCCATCGAGCCCGGACCGAGCAGCGGCGTCGTCCGCCTCAACGCCGGCACGCCTGAGCACGCCGAGCGCGTCGGCTTGCGCCTTCACGACCTGCGCCGCCTCTAGATCACTGGCTGGCTGGCTGGCTGGCTGGCTGGCTGGCTACAGCCTGTCGTGCGCCGCGAGCCGCCTCCACCAACTGTGCGATCCGATCCGATGCGCTCTTCCGCTTCTGCTCGGCTTCCAATTGTGTGATCTGCTCCAACGACAGCCCGGCGTACTGGCGGCCCACGCGCGATGTCGCGAAGTCCGCGTCAGCGGCCGACAGCTTCGAGTAGGCATCCGCACGAGCCGTGGGAGACACGATCGCCGGGTCCGTGAACTGTGCACGGAGAGCACGCATCTCCCCAGGAACGACGTCAAGACCGTCACGAAGCATCACAGCCATCTGCGCCGACTCGACAGCGCCATGACCCCAGAGTTCGTTCGCATCCCGGGTCGTAGTGATCAGCGTCTCCTTAGCCGCGAAGATCGCATCAGCGCTCGATGGGTTCGACGTGTCCGCAAACTTCACGTCGAGGTCCTGGTCGTCCGCGAACAGGTTCGCCCACATCCGCATCTGCGAGATGTGCGGCTCCGGGGACGCCCCGTTGAACCTGTGCAGATCTGGCTTGTCCGCCGATTCGTTCGAGTCGGTGTCCATCGCCTTGATCCGGCCCATGACCGCCGTCCACCTGTCGTCCCCGACGAAGTCGGAGACGTCGGCACCGAAGAGCCAGTACTCGACAGCGCTATAGAACTCGGACGAGACCTCGCCTCGGACAATCGTGCGCAGCGCGGCATCCGTGAAGTACATGCTCGCGCGGGTGATCCGCGAATGGCCCAGCGGACGGCCGAGCTCGAACTTGTGCACCAACGGCGCCACAGACACCCGGCGCAGCGGATTTCGCCGCACATCGACGATCCATCGTGTGCCCGTCTTCGTCAGAGTGATGACCTTGTCGGGTGTGTACATGATGATCTCGGACGGGTTCTTCGACTCATCCAGCGCGACGATCGACAGGAATCCTGCGAGCGTCCGCCGGCGACGGTCCCAGATCGCGGCCGACGACTCAGCCGATCTGGCCAGCACAAGAACGTCAGCCTCGCCGGACTGGACGTCACCGTGCGAGACAGACAGGAACGAGCACCCGTGCACTGCCGACGACACCTCCGCCGCCGGGAACTCGACCCGGAATCGGTTGTCCCACATGATCTGCTCAAGCCCGAACGGGTCATCCGATCCTGTCGAATCGACGAACCCCTCGAACTTCGAACGGTCCGTGACCGCGTGGACGCCCTTCGCCGTCCAACCGAGCGCCGCCTCGATCGAGCGCATCGACGGAGGTAGCGAGATCCCGAAGTCTTTCAGGGCCGCCTTCCCATCGAAGTACACCGTCCGGATCGCGTTCCGTTGCCGCTTGTCCTGCCAGACCTTCAGCA